CTGCAAAACCAGAAACACTCTTATAAGGATATGGTTTAATTAATTCTGCAGAGAACTTAAATATTGGATTTGTTTCAAAGTTTGCAACTGGGGCGTATTCAATAATAGGCTGAATTTCAATACTGGTACTCTCAATGCCAGCATCGAGTGCATCGATTGACGAACCAAGTTTTGATAGACGAAGTGTCGTGTCAAAGTTTTCCAGGTTTGTATCTGAATAATTTTGTATTGCTGTTCTGATTAAACTCTCAAGTTCTGGTTCAGATTTTTCAGTTCGTTTTGTTGAATAAGTTGAATTTACAACAATGTCTGCGTATATAAATTTGGTCTGAACAAAGAAAGGCTCAATACCTAATGGTGATTTTGACGAAAGATAATTAATATAACCAGCAGCAAGTGTAGAAGAAATAAGTGTCGTGTCATCTGCAAGATAAACTGATATTGCAACTTTACCATATTGAGGAGGATCTAGTTCCTCTCCGCCGTATGCAGATACCGCTGTAATCTCTGGGAACCTTTGTTGTAATAATACTTCGTAATCAGATGTTGTTACAGCACGTTCTTGAATCTGTAATGCCTTAGGAGCAAAATATCTAATACTTTCCATTGATTCTCTATCAGCACCACCGGAAGCAGGGGATGTTGTGACAACATTAATTGCCGCGCCTTCAAGGAATGCTGTATTAAATGATGAAGCATCGTTTGCCTCTTCACCAGAACAAATACGATACTTTACTCGAATGTCTTCTTGTTCTTCAGGTTGTAATCCAAATTTATTGGCACCAAAGTAAATTGCATATCTGTCATCAAGATATGGTTCTAAATAAAATACTAAATCCAGAGGTCCGACTCCAAAGATTGTGGAGGCCCTTGTAAATACATTTTGGTCCTCTGTAGCCTCTGCGTCAACGAATACTACAATACTATCGGTATCAACCTCATTATTTGTTAGCTGAACTCTAAGAACACCATCGGCGTCTATGATAAATCCTTCCCTTTGGAAGCTTGTTAGCATTTGGCCTTCAAAGATATCTACATTTTCTGCACTATATTGACCAACTCCAACTCTTTTCGCGACATATACTTGGTCAGTAACAAATGTATATGTTTCACCTTGATATGTTGCTGTAAATTGAGTATATTGTGGAATCGTTACAGTAGCATCAGTAAGTGTTGGGTCTGTAATTTGTACTGTTACAGTTGCCTTAGCAGATTTACGAGATCTTGGAAGATAATTTAATTCCTTTGCATGAGAAACTATACTATTTTTAAGTACAGCTGAATCAAGGAACATTTCATTAATCGCCATATTAGTATAGAAATTATTTTGAAACGAGTTAAAAGCAAGAACATCAAGCATAGCTGATAGGTTACTACCTTCAAAGTTGTAATCTTTAAATTGCGTCTGCGTCTTTAAATATGTTTTAAGTTGACTTTTAATACTATCAAAGTCAAGTTCTGTAATTGGGGTTTTTGGATTGGCCATTTTTATCTTGTCCTGTCTAAAATAACGTCTAACTGAATAGGTTGTTCTTCGTTTCGCACCGAAAATAATACACTGATATTTACGTGTGTATCGTCTAAGCCTGCAATCACACGCACATCTATAAGTTCTGCTCTTGGTTCATATATCTCTATGGTATCAACAATATTTTCTTCCATGAGTTTTAATGTACCAGGAGTCATTTGTTCAAATAACAATTGTCTAATGCCACCACCTATATTTGGTTGCATGAGTCTTTCGCCTGGGTCAGTTAACATTAGATTTTTAATCGACTGTTTTACTGCATCTTCATCTTTCATTAATGCTAAGTCTTTTGATATAGGACTGACACGCAGGTCTTTATGAAAGTCTGAATATAGATTGACCTTTTTCGTTCTGGGTGTGAATACATCTACTGTCATTGTCCTGGTATCTCTCTTATGTCTAGGTGAATGGATTTATCATATTCTTTTGCGAATTTAAAACCATTTTTAAGTGCCGATTCTATAAATGCGTCAACGTCGGCCATATCTTTCTTAATATCTATAACCAATCCGCTTAAATGAGCATTATTTTCATTGCCCTTTAATTTCTTATTATAAGCTTTACTGGTCCAACCATAATTAATAGTAAATGTGCCACCTAATTCTTTATGAACTCTCATTAAATAAACTTTAACATCAAGGTCGATTCTTGTATATCCGTAGATACCAACTCCTTCCTTTTCGTTCATCCAATCGCCTTCAAGTTTTATCTTATCATTCTTATTCTTAAATACTTGACCACAAGGTGGAAGATTACCATATTCAGCAGCTGTTGGTTCTGGTACATTCTTCGGTGCGTTACCACTTGGAGTAAAATTCTCTCCTCCAGGGTCAGTCCAACGTGCCTCTAATCTATTTATTTTATCTTTCCGAACAGCTGGAGAATATCTTATGGCTCCTGCTCTTATTGCGGTAGATGTATTAATGTTTGAAATCGTTTTAAGTCTGTTTGTAATTGTGGTAAATCGTAATGTATAATCATCTAAAGGCTTTTTAATGTCGCGAACCAACGCCTCCATATTAGAAACCAAGGCACAGAAACGAGCAATCATCATCCGAATAGCTTCCAAGTTAGGGCTTTCAAATAAACTGACAGCATAGTCAATTAATGCAAGTATTTTTTCTTTAAATGTCTTTTTATTTTCCTCAGTAAAGAAGGCACAGGCTTGTTCCTTGGCTGTCATTACAGGTTTTGCTATATTTTTATTATAAAAGGTTTCTATATCACCTATTATATCAGTAATATTAAAGTTTTCTAATGCGTCCTGAACTTCCTGAATAATATCGTCAATTACTTCTTCAACTTTCTTTTTAAGTTCTTTTATAAGTTGTTCGACAAGTTTCTTTTCTGCTTCCTTTGAAAAGAATTTATACGATCTGATTTTTCTAATAGTTTCTAGTGTATCTGATATTGCACCCTCTATTTGATCAACCAATGTAAAGAAGGCATCAATCTGTCCAAAGATTTGTGGCATTAATGCACAGAAACCAGCTAGGCCACTTTGGTCAAACGTATCAGCATAATATGAATCTAATGATCTGGCAAGTTTTGTTAAATCACCAGTTAAAATACCATTTGGTGTATAGTTATAAGCCCTGGAAAAATCTGCAAATTCTATAAGTGTAATATTACCGGTTGACCATCTTCTATCTAAGGAAGGATAATCGCCATTAGTAAGAGTATTTTGTAATGCGTTTATATAATCACTTGCTTTATATAAATCGTCACCATATTGATTATATAGAATGCCAATAGGATTATCTATCTTATCTGATTCCATATTTTCAATTAATTGCTGTGCGAAAACATCAATCTGATTTAACGTATATTCGCCTTTATCATTTGAATTAACCCCAGCAGCAAGGCCGAGTTTATTCATTGTGACTTGGTCGGTTACATCAATACAATTTGAGGTTGCCATTAGAATAATATCTCCTTAATTTTACTAACAATATCAGTTGCTTCATCTTCAATAGGAGAAACAAAACCAGCAGCCCAACCCATTGCAAAATAACCACCCGGCATTATGTTAGTAGATTTGGATGGTGGTTCTGGCATTTTAGTTTGAGAGCCAGCAAATAATGCAGGGATTGCAAAATTTAATTCTGGTAAAGTAAAGAATAGACCTGAAGGTATATTTAATGGAGGTGTTCTTCCAGGACCAGGAGCACAAGGATTTCCCGGCGCTGTACTAATTGGCAATGGAGCACCCAATGTTGCAAAATCTCCTCTGAGAGAAGATACAGCAGTAGCTTGTATTACACCAATGGATTTAACAAGTGGTGTATCAATGGTTGTGTTACCAAAACCCCAAATATTAAAGCCTTTAAAGCCAACATTAAAATTGACATCATTACTACTTGCGGTTAAATCATTAATACATGTAAGTTTCATGCCAAGGGTCGAATATAATTCCATATCAAGCAACGATGTGATATTCACGTTTTGTCCTGTGACAATAACTTGCTCACCCCCGTCAGCAACAATACTTTCCTTGCCGAAGAGATTTAACACACCTACGTTAGCATCAATCTTAACATCACCGCCTCGGATTTGAA